ACAAAAATGATAACTCAAAGACAGGAAATCAGAACCGAAGGCAATCTCAACATAACAGGACTAAATGAGGGGATAGACAAACTAATCAAATTCAGCAAAGAAGACGAAACCGATGCAAGCTGAAATCTTCGGCTACAACCTCACATCTGGACAACTAAAAATCGTTGGATCAATACTAGACCCAACAGTCAAACGCCTATCTATCTGCGCCATGACACGATACGGCAAAACACGAGCAGCAGCAATCGCAGTAATGCTCTACATCCTATCACACAGCAACAAACGAATATTCTTTATCGCCCCAACAAACGACCAAACAAACATAATCAGAAATTACACCGCCGACCTAATAGCCCAAAGCCCACAGCTTGCAGCGCTGGTGGACACGCCAGCTCGAGGCGATCCAACACAACTCAAAAAGGAAGTATCAAAAAAGCGGGTCACATTCAAGAACGGATGCGAAATCCAAACATTAACCGCATACGGAGCGGGAGAAGAACCCGGCAAACAGATCATGGGATTCGGCGGAGACCTAGTACTCTTGGACGAAGCCGCGCTTATCTTGGACGAAGTTTACACTAGCCGAATCAGCCGAATGCTCGGTGATAGTCCAGACAGCAAACTTGTCGAGCTTGTGAATCCGTGGCACAGGCACAACTTTGCGTGGCGCCACTGGCAGAACCCCGACTTTAAGCATATTCATATTGACTGGCAGCAGGCTTTGGCTGAAGGCAGAACAACAGAAACCTACATCAACGAGCAACGCGAAGAGCTGTCAGACTACGAATTCAAGGTCTTATATGATAGCATATTCGCGGAAGATTCTGAGGATACACTTATTCGTTGGAGCTGGATAGAAGCCGCAACAAAACGGGTAATCGAGTTCAAGGTTCCAGTCCATAACGTGTGGGGCTTAGATGTTGGCGAGAAAGGTCCAGACCTTACAGTCTTAACAAAATGTGAATCGGACGGCACACAATATGTCCACAAAGAGACATATGTCATAAAGGAGAAAGACACAATGCCCATAGCCAACAGAGTATCACAGATTGTGCCGAAGGGCGAACAAATCAACGTAGACAGCATCGGGGTCGGCGCAGGAGTTCACAGCAGACTTGCAGAACTTGGACACAAAGCCGCCTCAGTCAGAGTATCAATGAGTCCGACAAGCCATGGTGAACGCTACCTAAACATGAAAGCACAGAATTACTGGAGACTCAGAACAATATTCGAGCAGGGCTTAATCGCAATCAACAAAGAGGACAAGCTTATGAGTCAGCTTGGGCAGATGAGATACGAGTTCACCTCGGCAGGCAAAATCAGGATAATAGACCCAACGGCGAAGAGCCCAGACTACAGCGACTCCTTGATGTTGGCTATAGCCACAGACAGTTACAAACCGTGGGTGAAAAGTATACAATGGTAAAACAGCAACAATCCATATTCACGAAGGTACGCCACCGTCTAGGCATATACAACTTAGGCGACTTAGCTAAAGCCCTTCAGACTCTTCGTGACCCCAAAAGCAGACGATCCCCAATCCTAGAGTACCAAGCAGATGCCCTAAACAAAATCGTTGATCTACCCATCCCAAGCTATGAGACACTCGTAAAACTTGCGCAACTAGACGAGGTGATCCGCACAGTCCACGAAGCCATCATACGGGAAGTCACCAGAAACGGCTCTGAAATCAAAGAACGATACGCCTGCAAATGCCAATTGTGTGGAGCCGAGTACCAAACAATTAAAGAAACTTGCACGGCAAGAGGCTGCGAATCCAAAGAATTTATCTACCCTGACAGTCACCAGAAAGAAATCGCCGAAATGTTCATTGACAAACCCAACAGAGACAACACCATAGAGCAAATCGACGAATCACTATTAAGATGGATGCTGACTACCGACGACTACTGGATCAGCATGATAGACGCTGACATAGCAAACCTGAAGCCCGCGCACATCCAAGTCGAAGACGCCTGTCGTATGAGAGTCGTATGGGACGAGGAACGGGGCACAATCGGAAATGGCGAATACTTCTGTCCAATCTGCACCAAAAAACATCCGACAGAGGTTTACCCGAAAGATGAGCCATGCAAACGTCACCCTAACCAACAGTTGAAAGAAACCGCATACGTCTACGTGCAAGGTTCACAGGTTAAAGCCAGATACGCCAGAGACGAAATCTATCACGGAATCGCACACCCATGGTTGCCCGGCTTCTACGGCTTCAGCTTGATACTCTCTGCGCTTCAAACAATTCTTACTAAGACGGCTATGAACAACTTTAACCTAGACAATTACAGCACGGGCAAGCTGGCTCAAATACTCGTCTTTAAGGGGTTAACTCAAGAAGAAGCAAACGAGCTTGCAGACAAAATCGCTGACCAGCTACAGGCAAACGACACCAGAAATCTTGTGCAGAAAGTCACCAAGCAAGCGCCCACAGAAAACAAGGCAAGAACACTGTTTGTCGGCGGCAAGGATGGAGTAGACAAAATAGATAGCATGCCCGACAGTGAGAAGATGCAGAGTCTTGAGTGGTGGAAGCTTTGGCGAGAAGTCATAAGCAGCGTTTATGGTGTGACTCCAATCTTCAGCGGAGTCGTTGAATCAGGAAAGACAGGCAATAACCCCAGAATGCAAATTGACGTAAACAACAACATGACTGAATTCTACATGCACAAACTCGACGAAGTGTACAACAGTTTCATTCTTCCGAAATTGGGTGTGACTGACTATATTCGTGAAGCTAACCCTGTCGAAGAAAAAGACGAAATGCAGGACATTTCAATCCTACAGGCGAAGCTGGATGCAATCGACCGTGCCATAGGCTTAGGCTTCAATGCGGAGTTGACTGAAGACGGCGACGTGAAGATAGGCGGCAAACCCCAATCACATGAAGAAAGACAGCAAACCACACAATCATCATTCACTGAGGGAGACCGAGGATTCCCGCAGGAAGGAATGTTCAATGCTGAGAAAGGCAAAAGCTACTTGATTACAGAGTTGGGTGAGGTGAAGAAAAGTGACGGAAAAACCTAGTTACGGGGCATTGAAGGCTTTCGCTTCTACAAAGCCGACACAGTTTGACGCTTTCATGCGAAAATGGAAGGAACCAGAACCGCCAAAACCAAAAAAGAGAAAGGTGAAAAAATCTGCTAAACGCGCTAGAAGCCCTAAAAGCGTTCCTGAAAGCAAAAAAGCGGGTACCCGACAAGTATAAGCATCTGACTTTCTTCAGCGACCTAGACAGTTGGCGCTATTTTAGCATCGGAGACAACAAAAGATGCAAATACTGCAGCCAACATGACGGAGTAACCTACAGCGGTTCAGAAATACGCGGAATCTTCCCCGAACTGGAAATAGTGAGTGAGACCATGATTTATCCGCGGGTTCACATGGACTTGTATAAGCGGGGAATCTTCGGCGCATGGAGCAAGGACAGTTGCCGATGTATTCTGATTCGAGAATTAAGAGAGGAACCAATCGCAAGAGAACTAAAATTTAAAGGAGAAAATGAATAAAATGCCATTCGCAAGATGGGAAACATTCGAGGCATGCAGCCTAGAAATGCAGAAGCTTGGACATGACGAAGAGTCAGCGAACGCTATCTGCGCAAGCATAGAGGAAAGAGCAAAGAAGGGCATGCTGTACAAGGCAGACGACACAGCCCTACATATACTCTCAAAGGCAGATGATGATGATCTGGTGGTGGCTGGGAATGCTAGCTGGGATATCGTAGACCCGCAAAGAGATCAATTAACTGTAGGCGCACAAGCCAAAGCACTGGAAAGATTTTTTGGATTGCCCAGAGAATATCAGACCATAACCGTGAACCATAAGGAATTCAAGCTGGCGCAACCAACACTCAGTTTCACCGACAACAAAGGCGAAAGACACTACAGCCATGTCCATGAGAAAGGCACCTACCTAATCGCTGAGATTCGCAATGACAGCCTAGCCACAACCAAGTACTACAGAGACAAAATCAGGAAAGGCGAAATGACAGGCTACTCAGTTACAGCGTTACCACTAGAGTTTGAGTTAATCAAAGGCGACAATGGACAGCAAATCCGAAGAGTAGACGACATGGAATACCACGCGGTAACTTTGTGCGAGAAGGGAGTCACCAAACCCGTGAATCAGCGAAGCAACGATGTCCACGTTATAAGCAAAACTGACGGAGTCCCCAAAACAGACGCGCAACGCGCAATGAGCCACTATAATCTTTCATCCGAAGCATGGGAGAAGCTGACGGAAGAACAGAAAAGGAAGCTGATAGATGAGCTTCCGCCCGCTGGAACCCGCAAAAGACAGGGTAATACGGATGTCACCAAAGCCACCAAACAAGAAACTGTTCAACATCAAGAACCCAATAAAAAAGACCTTTCAGTGGAGGCTATCCTGGTCAAACACGGCTTCGTCAACGCTAACAGGGATGTAGCTAAGAAGCTGGCGATAAAAAAGGCAATTGAAGATGCTCAAAAATAAGAAGTACGTTGTATTGATGGAGTGGAGCAACAGCATAGTCGTGCAAAACCCAGACAACCCAAACGATTGCTACCAAATCTTTCACTTTAACAAGAAACCTGACCCCAGAAATGATTGCCGAGAAGTGTGCCCACACAAACAGGAAGACCTCCGCAGACCCTTACTCGGAACTAAACACTTTGCCTGCCTAACAAAGCTTTGCAGGATACGAAGAGCCTACAAGGCGCAGATGCCAATGATAATCCCCGTTTTCATTTACACAGTTATAGTCAGAAAGGACAGAAGATTTGCTGCCGCCAAAGCCCTACTCTTGCATAAGTTGGCTAACATTTTCGAGTGGCTAGCAAACTAATCATACTCACACCATAAAAGCCTCATTGCATACGAGGCGTGAGAAAAGTATGCAACAAAACGAA